GCGGCCCCCACCCCGCCCGAGTCGCCTCACGCGGCGGAGGGCACGGCGGCGCACGCGCTCGCGGAGATCATCGCTCGATTCGAGCTGATCGACCACGACGAGGCCGCCCGCGACCACGCCCTGAGCCACTGGACCGCCAAGTACGGCGAGACCTACGACATGGTGGACATGCTCCGCCATGTGGGCAAGTATGTGGACCAGGTGCGCGCCGACCTGGACGCAGAACCGCACTCCGTCCTGCTCCTGGAGCAGCGGATGGCGACCGGGGTCCCCGGCGTGTGGGGCACCGGCGACGCGGTGGTGATCTCGCCTCGCGCCGTGCGCGTCCTCGACCTCAAGTACGGTCAGGGTGTGCCCGTGAACGCGGTCGGAAACCCGCAGCTCCGCCTCTACGGCCTCGGGGCCTTGAATGAATTCGGGGACCTCCTGGGCACCGTGGAGGAGGTCAGCGTGACGGTCGTGCAGCCCCGCCTGGGGAGCGTGTCATCCGAGACGCTGAGCGTCCAGGAGCTGATCGAGTGGCGGGACGAGCATGTCCTGCCCGCCGTCCAGAAGGTCGAGGACGGGTCCAACGAGTTCGGCCCTGGCGAGGCGGCTTGCCGCTGGTGCCCCGTGGCCGGGGAGTGCCGGGCGCGCCGTGACTTCCTGGTTGCCCGCGACTTCTCAGACCCAGGCCTCCTGGACGACGAGGAGGTGGGCGCGGAGCTGGAGCGCGTCGCCCAAATACGCCACTGGTGTGATGCCCTTGAAGGCGTGGCCTTCGACCGCATCTATACCGAGGGCCGGACCATTCCCGGCTTCAAGGTGGTGGCTGGCCGTGGCCGTCGCGTCGTGACTGACCCGGCGGCGGCCATTCAGACGCTGATCGACAGTGGCTACCAGCCCGAGCAGGTGGCGGAGTTCAAGATTCTACCGCTTGGCAAGCTGGAGAAGCTGGTGGGCAAGGCCGATCTGCCTGAGCTGATCGGTGACTACATCACCAAGAAGGAGGGCAAGCCCTCCCTGGTTGGCGAGGCCGATCCTCGCCCGCCTCTCACAGCCACCGCGAGCGCTGCGGCGGACTTCGGGTAGACAACCCGGAGACTAAGCGCTACACTTAGGGGTGTGCCGGGGCCTTGAGCCTCGGCTCCGGCACGCTCACCGATTCACGATTACATGAAAGAGTTGATCACAATGGCTAATCCCCGCAGGGTTGTCACCCGCGCCGACGAGAACATTCGCCTCGGCTACGTCCACCTGCTTGAGCCTTACGCGGCCTCCACGGAGCAGGACCCCAAGTTTTCGTGCATGCTGATTATCCCCAAGACGGCGAAGCGCACGCTGGCCGCTATCAAGGCCGCTCAGGCCGCCGCTATCGAGGAGCAGAAGTCCAAGTTCGGCGGCAAGGTGCCGAAGAACCTGAAGTCCACCCTCCACGACGGCGACGAGGACGCAGACCTCGAGCGAAACCCGGAGCTTGAGGGATGCTACTACATGAACGTGTCGGCCAAGCGCCGCCCGGGCGTTGTGGACCGCGACCTCAACCCGATTCTGGACAGCGCCGAGGTGTACTCGGGCATCTTCGCCCGCGTCTCCATGTCGGCCTACTGCTACAACACGAACGGCAATCGCGGCGTGACCTTCGGCCTGGAGAATGTTCAGAAGGTGCGCGACGGCGAGATGCTGGGTGGCGGCGCGTCCCGTGCTGAGGATGACTTCGACGTTCTGGAGGACGACGAGGACGACATCCTGTAACATAGGCCCTGATGGGTCCCGACCCCCTCATCACCTTCTTGGTCCTGGTGGTGATGAGGGGGTCTTTTTGCGCCCGGCTTGCGCCTTAGCGCTTGGGTGTGCTATGCTGGTTTTGTCACCGCACGGGTGACCACTGACCTGAAAGGACCAAGACCCATGCCCCGAACACATGGACTGCGTTCCACCTACGTCGCCGGGTGCCGCTGCGACCAGTGCCGCGCCGCCAACCGCGAGTACGGACGCAAGAAGTCGCGCATCACCGACCTGACCCCTGCTCACCGGGAGGCGCAGCGCGCCGCCCAGGAGGCCAGCGTGGAGGCCGCTACCCGCTCACACCGCCCCTGGGAGCGGTGGGAGGACGAGGTGGCGGGCGATTACTCCAGGTCGATCTCGGAGATCGCCGCCGACCTCGGTCGCACCGTCTCCTCGGTGCGCAACCGCCGCGCTGTGAAGGGCCTGCGTGCGAAGTGGCACGCCGCCCACGTCCTCGAGGGAGGTGAGCAGGAGTGAAGAAGTACCAGATCGACTGGGTGCAGTTCGCCGCCGCCCTGATCACCGTCGACGCCCTGGTGGGTGCCATCGTCGCCATGTTCATCTTCCCGCGCCAGCCCTGGCCGGTCGTCTTCCCGCTCCTGTGCGTCGCCGCCCTGTTCTCGGTGATCGTTGACGCGCGTATGGGGGGTCACGGGCGGAGGGGCCGGAAATGATTCCTCCCAGCCTTATCACCCCTGCCCCTGCCCCGGCCCCTGTCGTCGCGCTCCCGCACGACCTCTACGTGGACATTGAAACGTACTCGACTACCGACATTAAGCGCGGGGTCTACAAGTACTCCGAGGACCCGGAGTTCCTCGTCCTCATGTGTGCGTGGGCGCTAGACGACGGCCCCGTGCAGGTCGCCGTCGGCCGCGACGAGATCATGAAAATACCGCACCTCCTCGACGGCTCCAACGTCGTCGTCAGGTTCGCGCACAACGCGCAATTCGAGCGCGTTTGCCTCTCCCGATTCCGCGGACTACCGACTGGTCAATATCTCCCGCCTGAAGCCTGGGAGGACACGATGGCCCACATGGCGGAATGGGGCTATCCCCAGTCCCTGGAGGGCGGGGCGAAGGCCCTCGGGGCCGACCCCAAGGACGGCGCAGGGTCGGCCCTCATCCGCTGGTTCTGCCAGCCGGACAGGAGCGGCAAGCGCCGCCTCCCCGAAGACCACCCCGAGAAGTGGGCGCAGTTCGTGGAGTACTGTCGCCAGGACGTGGCGACGATGCGAGACATGCGCCGCCGCCTCCTGCGTCGGCATAAGCGCTCCTGGCCGACCGATCACGAGCGCCGCGTGTGGATTGCCGATCAGAAGGTCAACGACTTGGGCGTGCGCGTGGACCTCGACCTGGCCGCGAGCGCCGTCGAGGCGGCGAGCGAGAACCTGGCCGCCGACAAGGCCGAGGCCAAGGCCATCACGGGCGTGGAGAACCCAGGTAGCACGGCGCAGCTTCTCGGCTGGTTTGGTGGTCTCCTGCCTGACCTGAAGGCGGAGACGGTGCGCCAGGCGCTCACGCGCGACGATCTGACCGCCGATCAGCGGCGGGTGCTGGAGCTGCGCCAGAGCATGGCGCTGACCGCTCACAAGAAGTTCCAGACGGCGCTCGACGTGGCGAACGCGGACGGGCGACTGCGCGGGAGCGTCCGCTTCTTTGGCGCGCACACCGGGCGGTGGGCGGGCCGGGGCCTCCAGCTCCAGAACCTGCCTCGCGCGGGCTTCTCGTCCGAGGCCGCTCAGGACGCGGCTATCCTCGACCTGAACCTGGGTCTCGGTGCCGACCCCCAGACCCTGAAGGCCCTCGTTAGGCCCCTCCTCGTCGGCCCGTTCACCGTCTGCGACTACAGCGCCATTGAGGCGCGCGTGGTCGCCTGGTTGGCGGGCGAGGCGTGGGCGCTGGAGGCGTTCGCGGAGGGCCGGGACATCTACGTCGAGACCGCCAACCGTATGGGCGGCGGGATGGGCCGTAAGGAGGGCAAGGTGGCCGTGCTGGCCCTCGGCTACAACGGTGGCGTGGGGTCGTTGCGTGCTATGGGTGGCGACGCGCTGGGCGGCGAGGCCGTCCTTCAGCGCATTGTCGATCAGTGGCGCGGCGCGAACAGGAACATTGTCCGGCTGTGGGGTCGCCTGGAGCGCGCCTTCTACTACGGCGGGCAGGCGGGAGATCGTCTGACCGTGGAGGCGGACGGCCCCGACCGTCTGGTGCGCCTCCCGTCCGGGCGCGCGGTGGTGTATCACCAGGTGCGCGCGGGGTGCGACGGGCGGCTGTCCTTCCAGGACCCGAAGCTCCGTTGGAGGACGGAGACCTACGGCGGGCGGCTGGTCGAGAACGTCACGCAGGCGGTGGCCCGCGACGTGCTGGGAGCGGCCCTGGTTCGCCTCGTGGAGGAGGGCCACCGCGTGGTCGGCCACGTGCATGACGAGGTGATCGTGGAGTCGTCGCCGTCCTCGTCCCTGGAGGCCATCCGCCGGGTGATGGTGACTCCCACGGAGTGGTCGGACGGCTTGCCGTTGGCGGCGGCTGGCTACTCGTGTGGTCGGTATCGGAAGGATTAGCGGGGTGTGGGGTGTATCACTAGCGCTTTGGTGATGCACCCCGCGCCGGGTGCGCTATACTTAAATATGTCACCGCCCCGGTGACCCACACCGAAAGGACCAAGACCCATGCGTACCGTTATTGCCGTCGATCTGAACACCATGCGCGAGCTTGCCGACGAGGAGGCCCGCGTCCGCGCCGAGAAGATCGACTGGTGCGAAGCCGCCTACCGTGAGGAGGCCGTTCGCCGCGTCGAGGAGCGCCGCGAGACCCAGAAGATGCTCGAGGTGTGGGAGGCTCGTCGCCTCGCCCGCCTGACCGCCATCGAGAACGCGGCCTTCGGAGCCATGACCGACATCTACATGGAGACCGCCTGCTACAGCTTCAGGGACTCCGCCCACGTCGGTAAGCTGGTGAAGGACGCGCAGGAGGCGCTCGCAGCGTTGCAGCGCTACGCGCTCGCGGAAACCACGAAGTAGCGCTTGCACACCCCGCGCGGGTGCGCTATGCTTAAACACGTCACCGAGAAACGGTGACCCACCTGAAAGGACCAAGACAATGACCAACTTCCGCACCACCTGGGACCACACCAACCTCCACCTCAAGCACGTCACCGGAAGCCCTGCCAAGCACTTCACCTGCGCGATCTTCGCGGAACGCTTCGAGGCCATCAGCCGGGGCTGCTTCTTCGTCGGCAACATCTCCGTCACCTACACCAAGGGCACCGGCTACCGCCTCATCCTCAAGGCCGAGGACGGTAACCACCTCCTCGAGGTCACCGAGAAGAACACCATCGGCTACGACCGCGCCCTGACCATCGTCTCCGAGTGGATGAACCACCCGGCCAACCGCGACCGCCTCCCCAAGGCGAACCGCTAACCCACACCAGGGAGGCCCCACCACCCGGCGGGGCCTCCCACCACACCCCCGAAAGGACACCATCATGGCAAAGAGCAAGATCGAGGTCCCCGTCAACGGCGGGACCGGAAAGATCATCTACTGGACGAGGAACCACAAGCTCGGCCTGCCCGGCAAGTTCGGCCTCATCCCCGCGACCGACGTCGATGTGATCAACATCGACCACCCCGAAGTCGCGGGCGCGCCCGGCCAGCAGATCGTCTACATCCTCGCGGAGGGCGTGCTGTACGCCTACGCCCTCCCCAAGTCCAGCCTGGACGATCTGAAGGAGATCGGTCGTCAGATCAGCGGCGCACGCGACATCGCCCGCATCAACCAGCAGCTCAACAACTGAGAAAGGGACCAACACCCATGAACCTCACCGACCAGCTCCAGGACGGCCTGGACCAGCTCAGGGATGCCCTCGAGGCCTTCGCCTTCGCCCTGAAGGCGATCCCGATCCAGAGGGGCAACCTCACCGTCCCTAACGACGAGGTGACCGGCGAGTACCTCGCCGGCCTCCCGGTCGGCCTCACCCTCCACGAACGTGAGCTTGCCGCCGCCCGCCTGGACAACCTGATCACCATCCGCCGCGAAACGAGCTACTTCGTCCGCCTGCCCCTGAGCAACGAGCATAACGGCAAGCTCATCACCTACGAGCTGGAGGCCCACGACGGCCACATGCACGTGACGTTCAACCTCTCCGCCCGCCCATTCGACCCGAACACCCTCTGAAAGGAGCCACCACAATGACCACCCGAGAAGTCCGCAGCCTTGACACCGACGATCTGATCAACGTTATCCGTCGAGCCGCTTACGGCGAGACCGTGTACGCGGGGGCCGCCATCATCCACAAGGACGACAACACCGGCTACGCCGTCGCAAACATGCTCACAAGTCTGAGCGTCGCCGACCGAAGCGTCATCGAAGACGCTGTTAACAGGGAGGTGCGCAGCATCGAACAGCGCGGTGCATACCCGGAGAAGTCGCTCGCCTTCGACATTCCCGCCGACGACGAGGGCAGGGCCGGGTACCACGGAAGGCTCCTCGCCATCGTGGAGCTGCACATACACGAGCCGATGACTGCGGAGCTGAACAAGAACTGCCGATCACACGTCCTCGTCCGCCTCACCCAGGCCAACCCGGACAAGCCCGGCGTGAATGAGAAGGCCCTCCAGGACCTCAAGGACGCGCTGCGGGCCACCACCGACATGCGGGCGGGCCTGTTCGCCTACTCCATCTCCGGCGACGCTCAGCGACTCCGCGAGTGCCTTCAAGCCGCGGACTCCGAAAACTGACCACCCGAAAGGAACCATCATGACCGACTACGGCCATAGCCCCCAGGACCTCCTCCTGCGCGTCGCCTCCGAGAAAGCCGCCGTCTACGGCATCTCCTGGCGTAAGCGAGGAGAGGCCTTCTCCATCGTCCCGAACGTCGCCCGGAAGGTTGACCGGCTGGGAGCGCCCGGCGCGGGAGACACCGAACTGGACACGAGGATGGACCTCGTGAACTACCTCGCCCTGTACGTCGGTTGGACGTGGAGGAACATCGTCGGCTCCTACACTGCCCACGCCCCGGCCCTCGTCGCCCGCCCCGCCCGCATGGGCGACCTCGACTACGAGACGGGCGCGAACTACGACGTGGCAGCCGCCGCCCAGGTGATCGAACGATGCGCCAGTCTCGCTAGGGTCCCCAGTGTCACCAGCCCAGACGAACAGCTCATTAAGCTGGTTCAGCTCAACCTCGAGGAGCTGTGCGACGAGGTGCTGAGCCGCGAGCGCAGCATTGACCGCAGCCTGGCGATCCTGAGCCGCCTCCTCGATAACGCCTGGGAGCTGTATCGCCGCGAGTGGGGCATGGCGGTGGGCCGGGACGCATAACCGGACCCCCGCCCTTCCTGAGCGCACACGAGACGAGGCCCCTCCAACCGATCGGTTGGA